CTTTCGGGACTCTAGGCTAGCTTTCGCTAGCTCCCATTACGGGCCAAACCTTGTGTGTTGTCGGAGGTTTCTGTGTCTATTCGGAAGAAGAGAACTTCGATCAAACTGTTTGGTGATCCACAAGATACTCGTGGACTGCCAGCCAGCGTTGATCCTCGTCACTTTTACGAGTACCGAATAGAGCGTTTGTCACAGAGTGCGTCCGGTCTAGAGTCTTTCTTGTATCGGCTGATCCCTTACGACTACATTAGGTCTTTCGCTATCGCGATTGATCCTTTGTGGAAGTTTAAAATCAGTCCTGCAAGAATACAACCCGCCAATAGGACTCTTTCCCGAGTTACCAAATCGATGTCTACGGTTATACAAACCACGACACGAGGTCTCTCAGAAACGAGCTCATCCTTGATGTTCAATGGATGCCCTACTGGAAAAGAAACGGTCTCCAGATCTCCTACTGATACTACTTCTTCAGTAAGAGTTGATTCTGTTGATCGTTCACTTCAGGGTCTAGACACGACATTTCGTACTCGTCCTACAGGCTTTGAGTTTGGTGAATGTAACTTTACATCCATCAACGCTTTCTGTCCTGATAGGACTGTCGAAGTGTCGAGTAAGACAGCTGTGCTTCTCACAAAACCGACTTGTTCCATAGGTACTCAGTACTCTAGGAACAACTCGTTTACGAGAATCACTGTGTCTCCCGGTGCATACTATCCGTGGTCTCGCCATCAAGCATTACGATTACAGGAGTCGAACTTTGCAGGAAGCTTACTTACTTCTCGCGGACTCGCTCTCGTACAGAGAGCTATGCCTACTTCTCGGCATCAGTCTCTGCTTCGTAATGTTATTGAGCTGCGTGATATACCTAGGTCTATCCTTTCTCTTAGGGATAGTCTGGTGTACTTTCGCAGCCTCTATAGCTCTATTCCGTCTGATAAGCTACGGAATCAGATCTTTCATCTCGGTCTTCGAAAGACCGAGTTAAGATCTGTCCTACCGAACGAGTACTTGTCGTACCAATTCGGGTGGAAGCAGCTATTTGGCGACATCATGAATGCGCTTAACCAACCTGCAAAGGTCGCTAAGAGGATTAACTACCTCATGCGACATGCTGGTCGGGATGCGCCGTATTCAACAGTAATGAAGTATTCAGAACTGTTGCCTACGAGTTCTCCGCGATTCGTCTGGCCGTCGACTACTAAGGACTCATCACCCATAGTAGAAGACGTACACGGTACTCGTGAAATCACGCTAAGAGCTTCGCTCCATGCTGACTTCAGGTTTCCCGATGTAGATCGGCCCCCTTTAAGCAGGCACTTTTCTCACAGATGTTGGGCGAGGATCTCTCCCCTCCTGACATTTATGATTTAGTGCCCTGGACTTGGTTGACAGATTGGTATACTGGTCTTGGTAATTACTTACACGCTGTGTACGAAATTAACAATGACCGGTCCCTAATCAACTTTGGCTTTGTATCTGCCAAAGTAAAATCGACCTTGATCCACGATCACCAGTGGTCAGAGTTCTTGACTGATAGTAAAACCGTCGATGGTATTCAGAATAACTATCCAACCTCATACTATAGGAAGGCTAGTTGTTCTGCGACAGCTATCGCGACTACCTACATCCGTAGGGACGCCAGTCAAGTTCTCAACATAAGTAGTCCGGCTGATACAGGTCAACTTTCAACCTGGAAACAGACGATCCTAGGTGCTTTGTTTGCACAGAGGATACCACGCTAAACTAGTCAGCATGACAGAACGTTATGTTGATACTCTTAAACCTCATGGAGCGTTCCTTGGCCCTACCAGATCCTGTTACCGTTGCCGCTGCTGCCCCAAACCCCGAGATTAAACTCGGTGTTACGGCATTTCCCGGCTTCGGCTCGAAGCGAATTGATCTCAACAATGGTGGTTACCAGAGTGTGATCAATCATACCACCCTTAAGTCTGGGGTGAAACACTACGTGCAACTCCTTCTCACGAAGGACGCTACGGACCCTTACGGGGCCGTGACGAAGCAAGTAGTCGCTTCGGTCTCACTGACGATCAATCGTCCGGCTTTCGGTTTTACCGATACCGAGATGATTAATCTCGTTAAGGCACATACAGACCTTATCGCTGACAGTGAGGTGACTGTGGCCAAGCTCCTGCTGAATCAGTCGTGAAAACGAGTGACTCTGCTCAGGGGCTTATTCATCTTCTGTTGCGGTGCATTTCTTTCGGCGTGCGCCTCTTCAAAAGACGAAGGGGAGCCCAGAATGGGCCCCCCGCTACAACTGGGTCAGGTGACTGACCCGTCTGGTAGTAATCAAGGGACTAGGAATCGACCACCTTACGGAGGAATCGATGAAAAGTCCTACCCTGCTCCTCCTTGCTCTACTGACTGATGTCAGAGAGCAGGGATATGACAACACAAAAGGTACGGATCGTGATTACCTCACGATCTGCAGACGCGCCGAACACGAAGGTGACAGTTTCCTAGCTGTCACTCTTCCGATCTTAGACAAGGCCCTTTTACAGGGTCTTGAACATAGACGTTTCGAATGTCCTTCCAACTTTCGTCGGAAGGGTGCTCTCCCTTTATTTCTGCGGGGTTTGCTTTCGAAGGTGTTCGATGAAAAATCTGGGATTCTTCTTGAGAATCCATGCAAGGGGTGCATTGAACTTGTGCATCTTATCTGCATGTCTTTCAAGAAACTCCAGCTCAGCCCCAAAAACGAGCAACAGCTCGTCAAAAAGGCCGAAAAGGAGTACAGCATGATCGAGAAATCGGTTATCGATCTAAGTGATGTCCCCGAGAGGGAACTTCACCATTTCGATGCTGTTTGCTCCATTGTTTTGTCTCGACTCGATGACTTTGAGTCAACCGACATACAATGTAAGCATGGCCCAGGGTCTGTCTACGAGAAGTTAACTCCAAATGAGAAATGGAGATATACTTACCTTTCGTCTCAAGTCGACGAGAGGCTGGACGAACTCGGCTTCAATGAGGTCTTCGACCCCTATGATATTGAGTTTGAACCAGTCGTAGATATTAGAGGCTCAAAAGCTAGTGTTATAAGCGTACCGAAGAACTCTACTGCGGTGCGCCTAATTACAGTGGAACCATTCCTGAATCAGTTTATCCAGGGTGGGCTCAAAAAGTACCTTTGGAGTTATATCCAAAAGTGCCCATTGAGACACTGTCTAGCTCTTGACCGTCAAGATCTCAACCAAAAGTTGGCTCTAGACGGCTCCAAAACCGGTGATTATTGTACGATAGACTTAAAGTCTGCGTCTGACTTATTGAGCGATGAACTCGTTCACTTCGTCTTTCGCAAAAATGAGAAGTTTCAAAAGCTTCTCATTTCCAGTCGTACATCTTTCGCAAAGTTCGGCACAGCCGAATTTTTGCTCAAGAAGTTTGCCGGCGCTGGTAATGCTACAACTTTCCCAATCCAGTCTTACGTTTATGCAATGATATGCATATCCGCGATTCTGGATCGTGAGGGTAGAAAACCCACACTTAAGAACGTTGAAGCATCGGCCTCTCGTCTTCGAATCTATGGCGACGATATTATTTGTCGCACCGAAGACGCAGTTGTCGTGATGAACTGGCTTACCACATTTGGCCTACGGGTCAATAGTGGGAAGAGCTTCCTGAAAGGTAATTTCAGAGAAAGCTGTGGTGTCGATGCGTATGACGGAGTTGACATAACTCCGGTGTACGTGCGGCATTACCCGTCCGATGACACTTCACTCAGTCCAAAGGCTTTAACGTCGTTGGTCAGTTGCTCTAATCTTTACTTTAAAAGAGCTCTGTACAACGCCGCGGACTTTCTAAAGAATTTGGTAGAGGATTACTTAGGCCCTCTGCCATTAGTTTCTGAAGACAGTCCTGTCTTGGGTTGGCATACTAGACAAAATGCGTACACTTTCTCAAAGTGGTGTACTGAATACCAGCGGTTTAAGACCCGAGGGTATTTCATCAAGGCGAAAAAACGTCTTGACACGCTGTCTGGTTACCCAGCATTGCTGAAGTTCTTCCACAGTCCGTGTGAAGGACCGCTTGGTAGTTTACAGGACTTACGTCCTGACGACCACCTCAGCAAGACTGATTGGAGATACAAGACTAGTATCTCCAAGAAGTGGTGCCATGTTTGATGAGATATCTTACATGTTAG